GGGGATGGTCAGTCCTCCAGTATCAATTTTTGACCTGTAGTGCACCCACAAATTCGTTGGATACTCAAAAGACTCCAAATCAGGCGATAATTTGGCGTGATAACGCTCATAATAATCAACCCAACATTTGGGCATTAAATTGATAATACGTGGGTCAGTAATAGGTTCTATAACCATCTGGCGAACGTATGTTTCAATGTAACGTTGGTCGTCCAATGTTAATCCATAGAGGCTCTCCATCATCAATCTTGTGTTGATACCTGGTTCCGAAAAGAGCAATTGACCGCTCTTATTAGCACGGTCGGCATCTTTGAACACTTCAATATCATATTGATTGTAGAGAAACCGGCCCTGTTTTTCAACAAAGCGGGTTACCTCATAACTTCTAGTGAGAAACAGCATTCTTTCGGCGAACGCTGACAATACCGGACAGGAAGGATACTGATAAGCTAAAGACAGAGCTTTACAACGCAACAGTGTCATCTTAACACTCGCTTTACTACGAATGTAACGATAACTGGTCCACCCAAAGGTAGCAAGAACCTCTCTAGGATCTGTTATGTTTGTCTTGTCTTTTAGATCAAAAATCATTCCACAGAATGACGCAGTGGTGAGTTCATTATGAACTTCCATTTTGATTCTCAATCCAAAATCAGTGAATTCTTTCGTTGTTGGTGGTGTACCGGAACAGGAACAAATAGAGTCATCGCCTTCGATTTTTGCAATAACCGTGCCGACACTAGGATTTTTTGAACAGATATACAATATGAACATTAAATTGCTAAATCCATTTCCCAATGAGGTATTCATTTCCCCCGACATTCTCTTGGCGTCAACTTCCATAATCACATTTTTAAAAGTAATCCTATTTTTCCCTCCAATCACATCCCGAACAAGTTTCATGAAATCATCATGTTCAGGCAGATATTGGGTCATGTAGTCATACAAGACAAATTCGCAATCTTCCATTACGACTTGTCTAAAATGCGCCTCAAAACTTGAAAAATCACCAGTAAAGTACTTACCTCCCTCTTGATATAATTTCATTATTTCGTCGGGTCTATCGGCTATTGGGATTTTCTTAATGAATTCAGGTAAGGAGAATACAGAATCAGATATCAACTGGAAAATGGGTCCAGTTAATGTCTTAAATTCATCTGCTCTGGAATTAATTGCACGTGCGTGCTTAAATTCCGGATAAAATTCATCCTTAATGAAGGACTTGACACGTTGATGTGCTCTGTCAAATTTATTCATTACGTTTCGATATTTTTGGAGTAGTTCCTCCTTGCGTTTAACCGTATAGTTGGTCTTGGTTAACCAAGACTCCTGAGACGTATCGCAAGTGGCTGCCAAAGGTATGAGTTTTTCCTTAACCCACCCTGTCACAAACTCTTTGAAATCCTCCTTGTGTTCATCATAACCAGGAATCTTGGGGCAAAATCTATATAATGCCCCTTCCAAGGTGGTTTGTGAATCACTCAGATCAGGGTGTGGCAAACAAGCTCCTGCGAGATGCACACCTAATGACCCTGCTACTGGACGTCTCAAATTCCTATCGTTCTGACGATAAGAGACAATCTTCACACTCGGATCAAGAGTTATTTCTTTACTATCATGCTGGTGTGTAGGCCACACTGGTGCCAAGGTCTCGACCTCAAAACTGCGATACCCGAACATCACATCAAGCTGCGGTGCCTTAGTGGTGCTCGGGGCTCTTAAAAAAGTGGTATCTGACCGATTTTCATTCTCTGACAGTTGGCTTGATAAATTTGAAAAGCAACAAATGCGCTGTTGCTATAAATATCCTCGCCATCCAAGATGTCAAATCGATTGATCATTACGCAGTGCAAGTTCAATATCTTGCGTTGAAGTCGAAACTTCACATCATCAACCTTGAGTGCAGGTGAAGTGATGGAGGCATCTGTGATTTGCATCAAGAGTTCTACAGAGATCCTGTACTTCTCTTTTGATGTTAATGGCAATACACAGTCAGTAGCGACAAATCTCTGAACCGTTACGTGCGACATGAGAGGATCAAGGTAAATTAATTTACCCATGGACATGGCAGCGTTACGTTTGTCGAAATTGTCAGAAGGCATGATAGTATTATCAATTTCCATTCGAATGACCTCATTATCATAACGATAAATAGATCTGGTCGATTGGCCGGCTGATAAAATTTCACCGGAAAGAGCAAGTTTTGAAGGACGACGGGGGAACTCAATATCATAATATACTTGTCCTGTCATAAAACAACCACACCAAGTAAAGTAGTCATAATAATAGGACATATAATAGAATTCATCAGCATACAAATCAAATTGTCCATTTGATTTATAAAAAGTCAATTGATGCCACCAAAACCGCAAAATCCGGGGGGTTCCCTCATCAAAGTAGACAATGATAACAAAGTCAACAAGAAAAGCAATGATAGCATGCACGGCGATTGACGGCAACCAAGAGTTGGGGTACATAGCATCAACGCAGAAATATGTGTTGTGCATGAATTCCAACTGATAGTGGCCCACAACAGCAAAAAGAACTGAAATCACTAAGTTCTTAATGGTGTAGGCAGTCATCCACCAAGTATACATGAATATCATGATGAGGGGGGGCAAAAATTGATCACGATGCTGATAGGCATGTGACTTAATGTCAGAAATAACATCAAATCGCCTCTTCCGAGCGTTAGCCTCAGAATGTGCATCATGCACCGGTGCAGGAGGATCTGGTTCTGCAACCGGAACATTTTGTGGATCATTGGAGGCTTCACGAGCTTCCTCCAATAATTCCTTTAAGGCATCACGTTCACCATGCGCCTCCGCCAAACTCTTCACTAGACTTAGCGCCACCAAGTCATTGTGATCTGTTTTGGGAGGAGGTTTGGGTTTCCCATTATACCTACACTCAGAGAGTGAATGACCATGTACCCCACATGTGCATTTGGGGGCCGTACAGTCTTTCACATAATGTCCCACTTGTTTACAATGGTGACATTTTGCTCGAATGATTTTTTGTTTGTCAGTTGCTTGCGCTCCACTCACTGACTGAGAGACACGTTTCGGCGTGGACCTAGGATTTGTTTTTGTGGTGTTACCACCACCCCGTAAAGATGCTACCAAGACAGGGCCGGGCTGTGTGCTACGTGCCACACGTTTTCCCTTGTCCCGGGCGTCGGGCGCCTCACCCTCAAGAGACACGAAAGTCGCACATAAGTGTGACATTTCTAGCTCATCTTGAGATTCTACCCCCGATGTACGACAAATTAATGAAG